CTGGAGGGCATCTTATAAACCTTCATAAACATAATCTGAAATAAATAGAATAGTGGATCAAATATTTTTCAAAAAAGATGTTTACAAACCAGGAAAAATATGATATGATAGATACAGGTGGAAGGATAGGACCCACCGAAATAAGTCTTTTAGAAAAGGAGATAACCACCATGAAGAACACTTACACGAGAACCCTGATGATTAACGACTTGAGAACCGCAAAGGTTTCGATCGATCTCTACGAAGGTTGCAAATACACAGCAAAGTCCGTTGAGGACCTGGGGAAGCAGATTCACGTTGAGTATACCGGTCTGGTGTCCTGGGACGTCATCGAAGGTGGAGAGGAAGCGAAGGAAATCATCGCCGACACTGATGGAACCTGCATTGATGAGTTTGATGAGTATCTGGTCCTTCACTTTGAAGATGGTTCTAAAGCAACATTCCGGAACAGCCATGTGGATATGTTCATTCGGTAAGACAAGCTAAAAGTAAGTCCTTAGATAAGGGTTCTGGAAACTGCTACTTCCAGAGCTCTTTTCTTTGGTTTTACATAGTTCGGACTAAGACGAATTAAAACTTCTTAGAATACTAACACCAACATTTGGATAGATAAAGGAGAAAGCAAAATGGAAGACAACAAGAATGTAAATGGTCAGCAGAATCAGAATGGTTCGAATGACAACAGTCAGCAGAACAACAATCAGCAGAATGGTTCCGCCGGAACGAATAATTCTGGTGATCAGACCAATCAGCAGAACAATGAGAAGACCTTCACTCAGGACGAAGTAACTCGGATGATGACTACTGAGAAGAAGCAGGGTCGGAACTCTGTTTATCGTCAGTTGGGTCTCGACCCGAATACCGCTTCCGAGGAAGATGTTGCCAATGCTTTTAAAGAGTTTACGGAGTACCAGAACTCCAAGAAGTCTGAGGCTGAAAAGGCCGCAGCAAAAGCTCTGGAAGATCAGAAGAAACTCGAAGCAGCACAGCAGCAGCTTTTCCTGGCGAATGCGAAGGTCAAAGCAATGCAGCTCGGCGTTCAGCCTCAGTTTGTTGATGACGTCGTTACTCTTGCGAGTACCAAACTTGGTGATGATGAGAAGTCAGATCTGGACGCTTTAGCGAAAGCAGTTGGTGAGCTCAAGGCGAAATATCCCACTTGGTTTGGTCAGTCTGATGAAGATGACAACAAAGCAAAGGACAAGAACAATGCTGGTATGAGAGGTACCGGTTCTTCTGTTTCTGGGTCTTCTCAGAGGAAAGAAGGAGAGTCCTCTATGGGTGCCAGACTTGCTGCTCAGAGAAAGCAGACAAACAAGAAATCCAGTTTTTGGAACTAATGAAAGGAGATTACAATCATGCTTAATAGTAACACTGGCGTAAAGACTACGCAGTATGGTAACGTAACGCAGATTCTCGCCAACGTCGAGCTCCAGGCTTCTGTTGGTGGTGTTGTTCCTGCAGCTTCCGGTGTGAATGTGAATGGGAAGAAGATTGTCAAAGCCGGTACTCCGTTCGTGATCGATCTTCAGAATCGTCAGAATCTTGCTCTTGCAGGTGATGCGAGCAATGCATTCAATGCGATTCTTCTGCACGATGTGGATGTGACAGCCGGGAATAACAACGGTACGTTCCTGATTTTTGGTTTTGTCGATATGACAAAGGTTGAGTCAGACGTTCAGACTCTGATCGGGACAGCTCTGACCGCTAATGGTCACACCACTCTCATTACTTTCCTTAAGTAAGAGAACGACAGTAACAAGAAAGGAGAAAAATCAACTATGACTATTTTCGATTTAATGCAGTCTCAGGAGATTACTGCATACTGGGAAACTCTGACTCAGGATGAGCCGCCTTATATCGGCGAAGAGCTGTTTCCTGTTCAGAAGAAGAGAGGTCTGAATCTGCAGTGGATTAAAGGTTCCAAGGGTCTGCCTGCAGTTCTGAAGACCAGTGCTTTTGATGCTTTCGCAATTCCTCGTCCGAGGATTGGTTTCTCTAAGCTCGAGAGCCAGATGCCCTACTTCAAAGAGTCTATGTATATTGACGAGGAGCTTCGTCAGGAACTGAACATGGTCCTGGAGACAGGCAATCAGGCATATATCGATTCTGTGATGAATCGTATTTTCGATGACGAGATGGAGCTGCTACGTGGTGCTCGAGTTGCTCGTGAGCGGATGAGGATGATGCTTCTGTCTACTGGTATCATTTCCATGCAGAACAATGGTCAGCTGTTCAGCTACGATTTTGGTATTCCTTCCGGGAACAAGATGAACGCTAAGACTGTGTGGTCTGATACTGCACATGCAGATCCAATTACAGACCTGGTCACCGCTAAGGAGTATATCAATGCTCAGACTGGTGAGACGGTTACCCGCGGTATTATCTCTCTGAAGAACTGGAACCAGATTAAGCACAATGAAGC